GCAGATGCGGAAAAGCTCGGTGACACTGGACAAAACTCATTTAATCAAATGGCATTCTCGATCGAGAAAGTCACAGTGACTGCAGTTTCTCGTGCTCTAAAGGCAGAATACACCATGGAATTGGCTCAGGATCTAAAAGCCGTCCACGGTCTAGATGCTGAAACTGAACTAAGCAACATCCTTTCTGCTGAAATCTTGGCAGAAATTAATCGCGAAGTTGTTCGTCAGATCAATATCTCTGCTACGATTGGTGCACAAGAAAACGTCGCTACTGCTGGTGTATTCGATCTTGATCTAGATTCTAATGGTCGTTGGATGGGTGAAAAGTTCAAGGGTCTAGTGTTCCAGCTCGAACGCGAAGCTAACCAAATCGCTCGTGCAACACGTCGCGGTAAGGGCAACGTCGTTATCTGTTCTTCTGACGTTGCTTCTGCTCTATCTATGGCTGGTGTTCTAGATTACACCCCAGCTCTTCAGTCTAATGTTGTGTCTGATGACACGGGTAATACCTTTGCTGGTACTATCGGTGGTCGTATTAAGGTCTTTATCGACCCATACTTCGCTGCATCTTCGGGCAGACATTATCTAACCATGGGATATAAGGGAACGTCTCCATTCGATGCCGGTCTCTTCTATTGCCCATACGTCCCACTACAGATGGTGCGTGCAGTAGGCCAAGATAACTTCCAGCCTAAGATCGGATTTAAGACTCGCTATGGTATCGTAGCAAATCCGTTCGCTACCTCTTCTGCCGATGGCGTTGTTCAGTTCAACGATAAGAACAAGTACTATCGTCGTATCACTGTAGATAACTTGATGTAATCTAAGATGGCTCTCGGAGGAAACTCTGAGAGCCTCTTCTCTTAAAAATAAGAAACTATGACATAGACTTAAATAGGGAGGTAAAATCTCCCTATTTTTTTCATTATAAATATATCTAGAGATTCCACTTTACTAATTCTATAAACACAGTATAATAGCGTTGTAGCTGTTTTATGGTAAATAGTATATTAATAGGTATATGTTACATATGGTACAAATTGATAACAATTCATTCCTACAAAAGAATAAGTTTAGATTCTCTATTAATAGAGCACCAACAGTATCGTACTTTTGTCAATCCATATCGATACCTGCTGTTGAAATATCAACTACAACAGTAGCCACTCCTCCAGAGAAAATTTACCTACCTGGCACACAATTTACATTTTCTCCTCTTTCTTTAGAATTTAAAGTAGACGAAGATCTCGTAAACTATCTCGAGATATTTAATTGGATGAGCAGCCTTGTTACAAACTATGGATATCTTACAGAAGAACAAATTCAAACTTCTAATGTATATTCAGACGCAACAATACATTCCCTTACAAATAGTTCTATTGCAAATAAAAAGATTACTTTTATTGATATTTTTCCTCGTTCTTTATCAGAAATCGCTTTTAATTCTACCGGAAGTGATATAGAATATAATACTTGTATAGCAGAGTTTTACTATAGGAAATTTAATATATCATAATGATTACACTAGATTATGTAAAGAGCCTTTGGGAAAAGGATTCTGTTATTGACGAGACCGAGGCAGGAAAAGAATCTTTAAACATCCCCCAAGTCCATTCGAGATACTATGGACTGCTCATCGAAGCAAAGAGACAGTTAGTCGAAGCTCAGATCTTGTCCGCAAAAATGGTCAAGATCAAGCATAGGTATTACCTTGGTCTCTTTGAAAAGGCCGAGTATGTCAAGTACAATTGGGAACCAATGACATATAAGATTCTTCGTCAAGATCTATCGATATATACCGAAGCTGATGCTGATCTTGTTAATCTCAATAAGGCTGTGGCTGAACAGAAGTTTGTCGTAGAGTACATCGAAGAAGTAATTAAACAGATCAATGGAAGAAACTACCAAATATCTAATCATATAAATTGGCATAAGTTTCTAAATGGGCAACAGTAATCAAGTAACCTGTACCAAGATAAATGAAGTATATATGAGAGTCGATTGTGAAAGTGATATATTCCAATTGGCTCATAATCATTTTTCATTCGAGGTGCCTGGTGCTAAGTTCATGCCATCATATCGAAAGAAATATTGGGATGGAAAGATTAGACTCTTAAACTCAAAGAATAAATTAATGTACATTGGGCTATTTGAGAAGCTCAAGCAATTCTGCGAATTTAATAACTATGAAGTCATTGATTCTGAATGTTCGGGAGTAAGTAATAATATCTCTCCCGAGGATCTAAAAGATTTCTTTGATTCATTGCCTCTAACTAAGTTTCCAAGAGACTATCAGCTTCGAGCATTTACTTCTGCAATTCAAAGTAATAGACTTGTTCTACTTTCTCCAACTGGTTCGGGAAAGTCTTTAATTATATATCTTCTTTGTGAATGGTATGCACAGTTTGGACATAGAGTATTAGTCATTGTTCCCACCATTAATCTAGTGCATCAGCTTCGTTCTGACTTTATTGCATATAATCCAAAGGTAGAGAATAAGGTATTGAGTATCTATGGCGGAATAGAGAAGAAAAGCAAAGTTCCCTTTACTATTTCGACATGGCAGAGTATCTATGACATAGAAGGTGACTTCTTCTCACAGTTCGATGTAGTAATTGGTGATGAGTGTCATCAGTATAAGGCCAAGGCACTTCAATCATTAATGGAAAAAACTAAGAACTGTGTATATAAGTTCGGAACTACGGGAACGCTCGATGATGTAGAATGCAATCAACTCATTCTTCAGGGATTATTTGGTAACATAGAGAAGGTAATTAGTACCACTGAATTGATAGATTCTAAAGTTCTTGCCGAACTCGAGATCAAGTGTTTCTGTTTTAAACATACTGAAACTGACGCAAAGTATATATCAAAGTGCACTTATCAGGAAGAGATAGAGTTTCTCGTAATGCATCAGAAAAGAAATGATAAGCTTTGTAGACTCGTACAAAGTCTCGAGGGAAATACTCTTGTTCTATTTCAGTTTGTAGAAAAGCAGGGAAAGGAGCTATACCAGAAGATTAAAGATATGTGCATCGATCGAAAAGTATTCTTTATCTATGGTGGAGTCGAGGGAGAAGAGCGTGAACTGATTCGCGGCATTGTCGAGAAAGAAAGTAAATCTGTAATTGTTGGTAGTTATGGCTGTGTTTCAACTGGTATAAATATTCAAAACCTAAATAATATTGTATTTGCTTCACCCTCTAACTCAAAAATTAGAGTTTTACAGTCTATTGGTCGTGGGCTTCGTACTTCTTCGACAAAACAGACATGTACTCTCTATGACATTGGTGACGACTTTAGACATAAGCAACATGTGAACTTTACATTCAAACACTTCCAGAATAGAATACAGCTATATGCTCAAGAAGGTTTCAACTATAAACTTTATAACCTGGACATATAAAAATGAATTCAGAACCAATATTAGTTAAACTTGCCACTGGCGAGGATATTATTTTCTCAATCAATAGAGAAACAGACTCTACTTATGAGGTCAAGAATGCTCATAAGGTAGTTACACTCGAAAGATACTATGAACACTCTATCATTAGGACTTGTGAACTCTCGAAATGGTTTCCCTTCCCAAACGATCATGAGATAACTGTATATAAAGATATGATCGTCGCCAAAACTACTCTTTCTGATGAATTAAAGAAGATCTTTGATAGAGCATTGTTTCGGACCCAGGAATTCTTTCCAAATTTAAATTCGACAGAAATTGATAATTTTGGTAATGAGGTTTACGAATCTGGAGAAGAAACTCCCGAGAGCCATTTTTTAAAATCTGAGAGAACTTCTCTATCTAGAAAATTAGATAAAAAAGATCCGCTAAGTGATATAAAAAATAATAAAGAAGCAATGAGATTGATATTAATGTTGACACCAAAGGATGTAAAAAACTAATGACAAATCATTATGTAAACAATGAACAGTTTCTCAAAGAAGTTATATTTCATAATAAGAAATGTAAGTTGGCAAAGAAGGAACAGAGTCAGAAACCCATCGCTCCAAACTATATTGGAGAGTGTCTTCTTAAGATTGCAAATAATCTCTCATCAAAGGGTAACTTTCGCGACTATCCCTTTAGAGAGGAGATGGTCTTAGATGGAGTAGAAAATTGTCTAACATATATGCATAACTTCGATCCAAAAAAGTCAAAGAATCCATTTGCATATTTTACTCAAATTATTTACTATGCATTTCTTAGAAGAATTCAAAAGGAAAAACTTCAGCTCTATACAAAGGGTAAGATCTCAGATATGTACATTGCCACTGATGCTGGATATGCTGACATAAGTGGACGACAATCTAATGCATATGGGCATATTTCTGTCATGGAAGAAAGCGGAGAAACTTACATGGGAAGTTTGATTTCCAGTATCGAACATAATGATAAGGTGAAGAAACAGAAAGCCAAAGATAAAAAGGATAAAAAGGATAAATTAAAAAAACCCTTGACTAAAAAGAAAAAGTAAGTTATAATTTATATTGTGTTTAATTATGGAGTTACCATGTCATATATTGTAGATGATGAGACTAAGCCTCCGATGTTCATTCCACCTGCTCTTTCTGATCTTATTAGAAATATGACAGATGTAAAATCACCAAAACATGCTCGAGAAAATTGTAGGGATTCTCTCAAGAAAATCAATGATTATCTTTCTTTACAGATTAATAAATTTGATTCGAAGAGCGCGATTAATAAAACCTTTGGTTCTAGACCAATCAAGAGAAAGGGTATCTTGGGATGAAGGTTGCTATCGTAACAGATACACATTTTGGCGCGAGATCGGACGATACTGCATTTGCTGATTACTTTGAGAAGTTCTATTCAGAAACCTTCTTTCCCTATTTAATTAAAAATAATATCAGCACAATTATTCATACGGGCGACGTCGTAGATCGTAGGAAGTATATCAACTATCTAACTTCATTTAGAATGAAGAAGATGTTCTTTACTCCTGCCAAGGAAGCCAATATAGATATCATCATTGCCGTTGGTAATCATGATTGCTTCTATAAGAACACTAACATGATCAATTCAATGTCAGAGTTCTTTGGTAATACTGATAATAACATTAGAGTATATGATCAGGCCACGGAGATTGAATTACAGGGAACTAAGATTTTGCTGGTTCCTTGGATTTGTGCCGAGAACCATGATCATGCAATGAAGATGATCGAGCAGACCAAGGCGCAGATTCTTCTTGGTCACCTCGAAGTCATTGGATTTGAGATGTATCCCGGATATGTAAATGATGAGGGATTCGATGTCAAGCATTTCTCTAAGTTTGAATTCGTTGGCTCAGGACATCTTCATCACAGATCATCAAATGGAAATGTACACTACTTTGGTTGTCCCTATGAGATGACCTGGAATGATCATGGCGATCCAAAGGGTTTCCATGTCTTCGATACCTCGACAAGAGAGTTACAGTTTATCGAAAATCCAAATAGAATGTTTAATAAGATATTCTATGACGACTCTGTCAAAGAAAACTATGACATGAATTCCTTTAATCAGAAGATATGCAAAGTCGTCGTCGTACAA